AGGTGGATGCATCCTCAATCGAGGAAACATGCCAGTTTCAACACCATGATTAAAAACTTTCATAATCGCCTCCAAGAACCCCTGTTCATTGTCTATGTTTTTTGTATATTGGTGCAGCTCACTATATGAAAGCGGAATACAAGGAACTTGCTTATCATTATAAAAGTTCAACATTGGAGGAGTATAATCATCATAATCAAAATCAAACAACTCTCTAACAACTACCAGGCCATATACTTTTTTATCGGCGACATCAATCATCACCTGTTCTCCTTCCATCAAAACAATGAAAGGAGAACTTCGCCTGAGATAGCCCAGCGCACCACTCACCTGTCTAAGGCCCTTCTTAAGCGCCCTGTTTGTCGCAGACCTCTTTTTTTCAATAGATAAATCAAGAGTCTCCTCAAGATTAGGACTATCTTTAGCCTGAATTAAAAATACGCTACTACTCGTGACAACCAAAACATCGACCATTTCTTCATTATCATAGGTCCGCCTCGGAGCCCAATATATTTGATCAGCTTCAAATGTACGCTGAAGCAAAGTAATTATCTCTTTCTCTTGAGGAGTACCAGGTTCATCTCGTTCCAAAGTCAAAGCAGTAAAACCACTACTTCCCTTATAAGTATGAAGATCCTCCCGCATATCAAATATTATGAGATCCTCTACCATCAGCGGCTCTAAAAAATTAACCTTTATCGCCGCAGCATCTTCATCTTCACCACTACGACTGAACCACTCCTTCAAATAACCAACCAAAACACTTTGATTCAAACCTTGAATACTTGGAATCACTGATCTTTTCAACAGCTCGCGATGTTCCTTAGTGAACTTTACTTCTGCTCGATACGCGAGATACTCCCGACCCAATTCATCAAAAAAATGAACATCTATTTGAGGCGAAACAAACAACCGAGACAGCTCCCGGCCGCCAATCTCTTTGACAAAGACACCTCCAGCTGTATACGGGTGACGCTCATCATCAAAAAAAGCTGCCAAAAACCCTAGAGAGTTAAATCCCTGATGCTCATATGGAATCAAATAAATTGAAAACCCCTGCCGAACCTTAGCCGTCAGTATGACCTCCTTAGAGACCTTAACAATTAGTTTAGGAATTGAATCGGCTTTCGCAGTAAATGGATAGAGACCTACAGATAACTCACTAACTATTCGCATAACCTGAGGATACATCAGCGACAACATATTATTCACTCCATTGATTCGCCAAATCCAACTTTGGCTCATTTAGCTCGCCCCATACTCTAGACTAAATCCCACTTTCTGTAACATGCAACTATACAAGAGCGTTTTACTGCACTCGCTCACACGCGGCGCCACTATCGGCGCCATGAACGATCTAGCCACCCTCGCCCGCCTGATTGAAAACCTCGTCCGCCTCGGCGTTGTTGCCGAAGTCCAGATGACGCCTCCGCGCGTGCGTGTGAAAACCGGTGAACTGACCACGACCTGGCTGCCATGGCTGGCCCTGCGCGCCGGAGCCGACAAGGAATGGGACCCACCCACCGCCGGCGAGCAGGTCCTGCTGATCAGCCCCTCGGGCCAACTTGGCAACGGCGTCGCCTTGACCGGCTTGTTCAGCGACAGCGCCCCGGCCAACGGTGACCGCGCCGGGCTCCACCGCCGCACCTACAGCGACGGCACGGTGATCGAGTACGACAGCGTCGCCCATCACCTGAATGCCACCCTGGCGCCAGGGGGCACCACCAACCTGGTCAGCAAGGGCGGCATCACCATCGTCGGCCCGATAACCCACCAGGGCGACTACACGCAGACCGGCAACCAAACCGTCTCCGGCAAAGTCACTGTATCGGATGACGTCGTCGCAGCCGGCATCAGCCTGGTCAAGCACCTGCACGGTGGAGTGATGCCAGGTGGAGCCAAGACAGGAGCACCGGAATGAACAGAGAAACCGGCGCTGCGATCAGCACCACCGAACATATCGAACAGTCTTGCAGCGACATCCTCAGCACCCGCCTCGGCTCCCGCGTCATGCGTCGAGAGTACGGCAGCCTGTTGCCCGAGCTGGTTGACCATCCATTCAATGAGCTCACCCGCCTGCGGGTGTATGCCGCCACCGTTATGGCTCTGATGCGTTGGGAACATCGCGTAAGCCTGAGCCAGGTGCAGTTCAAAGGCGCCACGCTGCAAGGACAGTCGGTGCTGGATATTGAATGCCGTCGAGTCGATACCAACGAACCGCTGAACCTGGCCGTCACACTTCAACTGGGGGCCAGTGCATGAATACCTTCGTCGCCATCGATCTCAGCCAGCTACCACCGCCGCAGATCGTCGAGCAGATCGATTACGAGTTGATCCTCGCCGAGCGCAAAGCCTATGCCATCAGCCTTTGGCCGATCGAAGAACGAGCTGAAATCGCCGCCCGCCTTGATATGGATTCGGAGCCCCTGGCCAAGCTACTGCAGGAAAACGCCTACCGCGAAATGGTCTGGCGACAGCGGGTCAACGAGGCAGCGCTTGCAAACCTACTGGCGACCGCCAAAGGCACCGACCTGGAGCAGTTGGCCGCCAACTACAACGTCAAGCGCCTGGTGGTACAGGAAGCCAAACCAAGCGCCGTACCACCGCTGCCCCGGATTATGGAAGGCGACGACAGCCTCCGTGAACGCGCCCAGATGGCGTGGGAAGGGCTCAGCACGGCAGGCCCTCGCAACAGCTACATCTTTCACGCTCGGGCCGCGGATGGTCGCGTGGCCGACGCCACCGCTGAAAGCCCATCGCCTGCCGTGGCGGTGGTGACGGTGCAGAGCCTGCTGGGCGACGGCACCGCGCCGGCGGACCTGCTCGCCGTGGTCAACAGTTACCTCAGCGACGACGACCGCCGCCCGGTGGCCGACCGTCTGATCGTCCAGGGCGCGACCATCCTGCGCTACCAGGTCAAGGCCAGGCTCTACCCGCTATCCAGCGGCCCAGAGGCCGAACCCATCCTGGCCGCGGCGGAAAAGAGCTTGCAGGCCTATGTACATCAGCGCCGACGCCTGGGGATGGAAGTCACCGAGTCGGCCGTGCATGCCGCGCTTCACGTTGAGGGCATGCGCAAGGTGCTGCTGGACAACTGGGTTGATATCGTCGCGACCAAAGCCCAGGCACCCTATTGCACCGACATCGTATTGAACCGGGGGGCTGAGTGATGAACGCTCAGCCGCTGTTGCCCGGCAACGCCACAGCACTTGAGCGCCAGGCCGCCCTGGCCTTGGCACAGATCCAGCGCGTGCCGATTCCGCTGCGCCAGCTCTGGAACCCCGACACCTGCCCGGTGGAGCTACTGCCCTATCTCGCCTGGGCCTTCTCGGTCGACCGCTGGGATAGCAATTGGCCCGAGGCAGCCAAACGCTCGGCGATTCGCTCATCCCACTACATCCATTCACGCAAGGGCACCATCGGCGCCCTGCGCCGCGTGGTGGAACCACTGGGGTACCTGATTGAGGTCCTCGAATGGTGGCAGGCAGTGCCGGAAGGCGTGCCGGGAACCTTTGCTATCAAGATCGGCGTGCTCGAAACCGGCATCACCGAGGAGATGTACCAGGAGCTTACCTGGCTTGTGGATGACGCAAGGCCCGTGACCCGTCACCTGACCGGCATGGCGATAAGTCTGGAGATCACCGGCCGCATCTTCCTCGGCGCCGGCTTCAGCGATGGCGACGAAATCGACGTCTACCCCCCTACCCAACGCGACATCGAGGTCAGCGGTTTTATCCGCCTGGGTGGCAGAGAACACAACATCGACACCATGGACATCTACCCATGACAGACCAGAACAGCCAGTTTTTCGCGATCCTTACCGCCGTAGGCAAGGCCAAGCAGGCCAATGCCGATGCCCTGGGCGTGCCCTGGACGTTCGCTCAGATGGGCGTGGGTGATGCCAACAACACCGAACCAATGCCGAACGAGCAGCAGACCCAACTGATCAACGAGCGCCGGCGGGCGCCGCTGAATCAGCTGAAGGTTGACCCGAACAACTCCAACATCATCATCGCCGAGCAGGTCATTCCTGAAAGCGTCGGCGGCTGGTGGATTCGCGAAATTGGCCTGTACGACACCGCTGGCGACCTGGTGGCCGTTGCCAACTGCGCGCCCAGCTTCAAGCCGCTGCTGTCCCAGGGCTCAGGCCGCACCCAGGTCGTGCGCATGAACCTGATCGTCAGCAACACGGCCAACGTCGAGCTGAAGATCGACCCGAGTATCGTGCTCGCCACCCGTACCTATGTTGATTCGAAGGTCCTGGAAGAGATCTACAAGCTCGACAGCAAACAATCGGTACGGGCTGCAACCACCGCCAACATCGCCCTAGCCGGGCTGCAAAGCGTAGACGGTGTGGCGCTGGTAGCGGGTGACCGGGTATTGGTGAAGAACCAAGCCGCAGCCAAGGACAATGGCTTATACAGCGCAGCGGCGGGCGCCTGGACGCGCACCGCAGACGCAGACACCAGCGCAAAGGTGACCTCGGCCTTGATTGTGTCCGTGGAACAAGGGAGCACCCTGGCCGACACTCGCTGGCAGTTGATCACCGACGGCACAATCATCGTGGGCACTACGCCCCTGGTCTTTCAAAACGTGACTGAAGGGTTCGCGCCAATCAACTCGCCGGCCCTCCTGGGCGATCCTACGGCGCCGACCCCAGCACAGTTCGCCAACAACAAGGCGCTGGCTACGGCAGAGTTCGTACAGCGGGCCATCGGCGGATTCGGCCGGGCTTTCAGCTACGGTACGGCGGGACAGGTTATTCAGCCGTCGCAGGTCAATGCTCATATCAACGTGTTCGGGACCTGCAACACGTTGACCCTGCCTCTGCTAAGTAGCGTGCCGGTGGGGTCCGTAATCAACATTGGTGCATCGTCTTTGTCGTGTTCGATTCTGCGCCAGGGCACTGACACTATTTTTCTGAACAGTGCGCTTGCGCCAGCATCAAACATCACCGTGAACGATGGCGAGTCCGTATCGCTGGTAAGCAATGGGACGCAATGGATCGCCTCGGGTGTGGCGATGCTCAAGTATGCCGCGAGCTTTGCTGCGTCGTTAGCACCAGCCGGTTATCAGAGACTGCCGGGGGGCTTAATTTTGCAATGGGGGAGTGCTGTGTCGGCAGGAGGAGCAATGGGTAACTGGAATGCTGTCTATTACATTGCGTTCCCCAATGCGTGCTTGAGCGCGGCAATTCTCGGAAACGGAGGAGCGACAGTGTTTTCCCTGGTAGACAAGGGCACAAACGGAATCAAAGCCACGGCAATGACGAGCACAACAGGGGTGCCGACTGCCGGACTTGGTGGTTTTTTCATCGCCCTAGGAAATTGAGGAGGGTCTATGTTCAGTTCGAAATCCACTCGCAGCTTCTACGACTCAACCATTCACATGTCCATGCCGAAGGATGTCGTTGAAATCGCCGCTGAAAGGCACGCGGAGTTAATGGCAGGTCAGGCAGCGGGCCTGGTCATTGATTGGGGCAAGGACGGCTTCCCGGTGCTTACCGACCCACCGCCACCGAGCGCGGAGGATCTTGCAGCCGTTGAACGGGCATGGCGTGATCAGCGCCTCAGCACTACAGATAGCGTCGTAACCCGGCACCGCGACGAACTGGAGGACGGCGCGGCCACAACCCTGACAGCCGAGCAGTACGCCGAGCTCCAGACCTATCGCCGGGCGCTGCGTGGCTGGCCCGAAGCCGACAAATTTCACCGCACCGAACACCGCCCGCCAGCACCCGTCTGGCTACCCGAGCACCTGTAACCCACTCCCCTACAAGCCTGCGCGCTCGCTGATCCGACGCGCGCGCGGCAGCCTGTGCACTGTCACCCCATTCACTGCGCAGGCAAAATCCATGGCCGATTATCTTCACGGCGTGCGGGTCCTCGAACTCAACGACGGTACCCGCCCCATTCGCACCATCCCCACCGCTGTTATCGGCCTGGTCTGCACTGCCGACGACGCTGATCCGCTGGCATTCCCGCTCGATACCCCGGTCCTGCTGACCAACGTTCAGACCGCGGTCGGCAAAGCCGGCACCAAGGGCACCCTGGGCGCCAGCCTGCAGGCCATCGCCGACCAGACCAAGCCTTACGTGATCGTGGTGCGGGTCAAGGAAGGCGAAACCGAAGCCGCGACCACCAGCGCCCTGATCGGCACCACCACCGCCGACGGTAAATACACCGGCATGAAAGCCCTGCTCGCCGCCAAAGCCCGTGTCGGCATGGTGCCGCGCATCCTCGGCGTGCCAGGCCTGGATAGCCTGCCAGTAGCGACCGCACTGGTATCGATCGGCCAGCAACTGCGGGCCTTCTGCTATGTCAGCGCCCGGGACAGCAAGACCAAGGAAGAGGCCGTCGCCTACCGCGAGAACTTCGGCGCCCGGGAAGTCATGGTGATCTGGCCGGATTTCGAACATTGGGACACCACCGCCAACGCGACTACCAAAGCATCTGCAGTAGCCTGCGCCCTGGGCCTGCGGGCGAAGATCGACCAGGAGGTAGGCTGGCACAAGACCCTGTCCAACGTCCCGGTCAACGGGGTTACCGGCATCAGCGCCGACGTGTTCTGGGACCTGCAGAACCCGGCCACCGACGCCAACTACCTCAACTCCAACGAGGTCACCACCCTGATCAACGAGGGCGGGTTCCGCTTCTGGGGCAGCCGGACTTGCAGCGACGATCCGCTATTCGCCTTCGAGAACTACACCCGTACCGCGCAGATCCTCGCCGACACCATGGCCGAGGCGCACATGTGGGCCGTGGACAAGCCCATGACCCCGTCCCTGGTGAAAGACATCATCAACGGCATCAACGCCAAGTTCCGCGAATTGATCTCGGCCGGGTACCTGATCGGTGGCAACTGCTGGTACCAGGAAGACGCCAACGACAAGGACACCCTCAAGGCCGGCAAGTTGTTCATCGACTACGACTACACGCCGGTTCCACCGCTGGAAGACCTCACCCTGCGGCAGCGGATCACCGACCGCTACCTGATGGACTTCGCCAGCAAGATCAACAGCTAACCAGGGGCTCCCTCGCGAAGGGAGTCACCCCGTGCCAGGACACCGGAGAACACCGCCATGGCCATGCCTCGCAAACTGAAAAACCTCAACCTGTTCAACGACGGCAACAGCTACCTGGGCGTGGTCAAGTCGGTCACCCTGCCGCCCCTCGGCCGCAAGATGGAGTCCTACCGGGGCGGTGGCATGAACGGCTCGGTCAAGGCAGACCTGGGCATGGCCGACGACGGCATCCAGTTCGAATGGAAAACCGGTGGCCTGGACCTGATCGCCCTGCGCCAGTTCGGCTCGGTGAATGCCTCCGGGATCATGCTGCGCTTCTCCGGTGCCTTCCAGCAGGACGACACCGGCGAAGTCAGCACCGTCGAGGTGGTGGTGCGTGGTCGGCACGAGTCCATCGAAATGGGCGACGCCAAGCCCGGTGAAGACACCGAACACAGCATCAAAACTACTTGCAGCTACTACAAGCTCACCGTGGACAACGAAGAGATCGTCGAAATCGATCTGTTGAACTTCATTGAGAAGGTCAACGGCGTCGACATGCTGGAAAAACAGCGCCAAGCCCTGGGCATCTGACCTGCTCAACGCTTGATCACCGAGCAAATAAACGTCCTCACATGGAGTACATCATGAACACCGAAGAAACTCTCGAAACCCCAATCGCCGCCGACGACAACAGCGTAACCCTCGACAGCCCGATCAAGCGCGGCAAAACCGAGATTACCCAGATCAGCCTGCGCAAACCTCAGTCCGGCGAGCTTCGCGGTGTGCAGTTGATCGAACTGCTAAACATGGATGTCGCCAGCCTGATCAAGGTCATTCCACGCATCAGTACCCCCAGTATCACCGCTCCTGAAGCCGCAGCAATGGACCCGGCCGACCTGTTGGCGTGCGGCAGCAAGATCACCGATTTTTTGTTGCAGAAGTCGGTGAAGAAGGAAGCATCCCTCATTGCGTAGAAGACGCCATGGCCGATCTGGCTGTGGTTTTTCACTGGGCGCCGGCTGACATGGACCAGTTGGGACTGCAAGAACTGATGGACTGGCGCGAGCGCGCCAGGGTAAGGAGCTCCGCCGATGTCGAATGATTTGAAACTGCGGGTTTTGCTCAACGCCATCGACAAGGCCAGCGGGCCTTTGAAGAAGATCAGCGCGGGCGGCTTGGAGAGCGCACGCGCACTCAAGACCGCACGCGATCGCCTGAAGGAGCTCAACGCCCAACAGAAGGATGTCAGCGCCTGGCGCGCCCAACGCACCGCCGCCGATCAGACCAAGCAGTCTCTCGATGCCGCCCGGGAACGGGTCAAGGCCCTGAGCCAACAGTTTGCGTCCACCGGCGTTCCGACCAAAGCCATGACCCGGGACTTCCGTGCAGCCGTGCGCGAAGCCCAGCGGCTGAAGCAAGAGCATCAGCAACAAGGAGTACAGCTGCAGGGGCTGCGCTCGAAGCTCCACAGTGCCGGAATCAGCACAAAGAATCTCAGTAGTCACGAGCGCCAACTGCGCGAGCAAATTGGCGCTACCAACACCACCATCAACGACCAGACCCGGCGTCTTCGACTTCTCAGCGCACAACAGGCACACGCGGCCAAATCACGGGCCGCACTCAAACAAACCTACGACCGCCGTAAACAGTTTGCCGGCGACGCCGCAATGAGCGGCGCAACAGGCATAGGTGTCAGCTATGGGATAGGTCGTGGTCTGTATGCCCCCTTGCAAGAGGGCAAACACTTCGCGTTGGAGGAACAGCGCGTCGCGGCTTTAGGGCTTGGCAAAGAAGACACCAGCAAGGCAATCCAGTTTGCCAAGGAGATGAAAACCTACGGCACCAGCGTGACCGAGAACCTGACCCTGGTTCGGGATGCCATGACCGTGTTCGCGGATGAACATGAAGCCGAGATGGTTACCCCAACCCTGGCGAAAATGAAGTTCGCCAACCACGCCATGTACGGCGAAGAACAAGGAGCAGACAACGAACGCAAGTTCATGGACATGCTCAAGGTGATTGAGCTGCGCGGTGGACTCGCCAGCAAGGAAGCCTTCATCAATCAGGCCGACATCGTGCAACGTGTGCTCACGGCCACCGGGGGCCGCGTCGGCCCGAACGAATGGCTGAACGTGATCAAGACCGGTGGTGTAGCGGCCAAAGGCATCAAAGACGATGCATTTTATTACCAACTGGAACCGCTCGTACAGGAGATGGGCGGGCACCGTGTCGGTACGGCGATGATGAGCGCCTACTCCAACATCTACCAGGGGCGCACCACCAAGCGTGCGGCCAACAACCTGGAGAAACTGGGGCTGGTAGATCCGACGAAGGTCAAACACGACAAGGCCGGTCAGATTGCCTTTCTCGATGTCGGTGCGATCAAGGGCAGCAAGCTTTTCCGAGAGAACCAGTTCGAGTGGCTGGAAAAAGTGCTGCTGCCACAGCTGAAAGCCAAAGGCATCACCGAGAAAAGCCAGGTGCTGGACACCATCGGCAGCATCTTCTCCAACCGCACAGCCTCAAACCTGTTCGCCCAGATGTACCTGCAGCGTGAGCAGATCCATAAAAACGCCAAACTCAACGCCGGCGCGGACGGCATTGATCAGCTGTATGCAAAAGGCCTAGATAGCACCCAAGGTCAGGAACTGGAACTGCTGGCACAGCGGGCAAACGCTTACAGAGAAATGAGCGCTGCGATTCTGCCAACCTATGTCGCGGCACTGAAAACCATCACCAAAGCGATAAAGGAAATCACTGCCTGGATGAAGGAAAATCCGGCTGCAGCGTCCGCCATGATGAAAACCCTGATGGTGGTCGGAGTGCTGGCGGCGACCTTCGGGGCGCTGGCTCTGACATTGGCCAGCTTGATCGGCCCCTTTGCAGTCATCAATTACGGCCTGGGCTTGTTCGGGCTCAAGGCTGCTGGTACTGGAGGAGTCATTCAACGGCTTTTTCCAACGCTGGCCGGGCTCGCTCGCAACGCCCTACCGATGCTGGGTCAAGGTATAAGAGTGCTCGCCAGCCTGATGGGTGGCGTGCTGATGACAGCGATACGCACTGTCGGTATCGCACTGTGGGGGCTGGCCGCCAACCCAATAGCTCTAGCCATTGCTGCTGTAGTGGTTGCTCTGGCTGGAGCCGCGTACCTGATCTACAAAAACTGGGATGCAGTAAAGCTGTATGTCATTGGCCTGTGGAACGAGATCAAAGCGGGGTTCTCAGGCGGGATCGGCGGCATCGTTACTGTGCTGACCAACTTCACCCCCATCGGCATCCTCTATCGAGCCTTCGCCGAGGTGTTGAACTACCTGGGACTCGACTTGCCCACTCGATTTACCGAGTTCGGCAGCATGATCATCAACGGCCTGGTGAACGGGCTTTATGCCGGCATGGGACAAATCAAAACAGCCATCACCTCGATCGGCGACTCCACCATCAACTGGTTCAAGGAAAAGCTGGACATCCATAGCCCATCCCGAGTTTTTGTCGAACTTGGGGGCTTCACTATGGCCGGCCTGACACTGGGCCTGGAAGGCGGTGCAAAAGGGCCGATCAGCGCGATGACCAGCACTGCAAAACAACTCACAGCTGCCGGGAGCCTAGCCCGGGGCTCAACATCAACCTCCGCTCTGACCCTGGACAGCAGAGGCCCGATCAGCGGCAGCGCACCGGTGATCTACGACAGCCACGACCAATACGTAATCAACATTCCCACTGCCCCTGGTATGGACCCGCAGGCGGTAGCCAGAGCTGTGCGCGCCGAGATGGCTCGGATCCAGAGTGAAAAGAACGCCCGCCAGCGCAGCAAACTGTCCGATCTGGAGTAACTGGCCATGATGCTTGCCCTTGGCATGTTCGTTTTCAGCCTGCACACGCTGGCCTACCAGGAGCTGCAACGCCAGACCGACTGGCGTCACGCCAGCAACAATCGTTTCGGCGCACCACCCGCCCGGCAATTCCTCGGACGCGGAGAGGACACCATCACCCTTCCGGGGATACTGCTTCCTGAGCTGGCCGGTACGGTGCTCAGCCTCGACGCACTCAGGCACATGGCAAATACGGGCAAGGCATGGCCGGTGATTGAGGGCAGCGGACGAATCTACGGCCTCTGGATCATTGAAAGTCTGAGTGAAACCAAGACCATTTTCTTCAGCGACGGTACACCGCGGCGAATTGAGTTCAGCCTCACGCTCAAGCGTATCGACGATGACCGGATCGACCTGTTGGGCGCAGCTGCCAGCACGGGCGTCAACATTCTCCGAGCTCTCCTATGATCGATGCTGCGATTGCCCGCGTAACGGCTTACCTTCGAGATACCACCGGGCAGTACCAGCGCGACGCGATCTATGCCGTTCCTGCGTTCCGCATGACCGTGAACGGCAATGACATTGCTCAGCTGATCAGTCCCCGACTGTTGAGCCTGGACCTGACCGATAACCGGGGAATCGAAGCCGATCAACTCAGCATCACTCTCAGCGATCACGACGGGCTATTAGCGATCCCACCCAAAGGCGCAGTGGTGCGCCTCTGGCTTGGTTGGAGCGACACAGGCCTGGTCGACAAAGGCACCTACACCGTCGACGAAACCGAACACAGCGGCGCCCCCGATGTGCTAAGCATCCGCGCTCGATCAGCGGACCTGCGCAAAGGGCTGAAGACCAAGCGCGAGCGCAGCTGGAGCAACAAAACCCTGGGTGACATCCTCGGCGATATCGCCGTAGGCAACGGTCTAACAGCGACTATCGCCGGTGCACTCGATGGACTTCCCATTCCTCACCTAACTCAAGCCAATGAGTCGGACGCCAACCTGATCAGCCGCCTGGGCGAAGACTTCGATGCGGTGATCAGCGTCAAGGCAGGCTGCCTGCTGTGCATACCAGCGGGTGGAGGCAAGACAGTCAGCGGCCTGGATCTACCACACATCACGCTGACTCGCTCCGACGGAGACTCACACCGCTATCTACAAGCCGAACGCGACAGCTATGACGGGGTTCGGGCGTACTTCTACGACGTGAACAGCGCGAAAAAACAGGAAGCCATTGCCGGCGGCGGTGAAAACCTCAAGGACCTCCGTCACACCTACAGCGACAGGCAGTCCGCGCTACGTGCTGCCCGGGCCGAACTCAATCGACTGCAACGCGGAAGCGCAAAACTCAGCTACACCCTGGCCAGAGGTAGGCCGGATCTGATACCCGAACTCACCTACACCCTCCAGGGCGTGAAAGCCGAAATTGACGAAATCATCTGGTATGGCGGCAACGTGCAGCACACCCTCAGCGCAGACAATGGCTACACCGTGAGCCTGGACCTGGAAAGCAAGCTGCCAGAGGACACGGTCGAAGGCTTGGCCGAAGAAAACCAACAGGACTACACAGGAATCATCGCCTACTACCGCGACGAGAAAACCGGAAAAGAGAAGACCAGGACGGCCGGTGACCAGACGAAACCCAAGCGCCTGCTGTGGCTTTACGCCAACAAATACACTGCAAAACGTGCAGTTGATCGGGAGTGGAAGCGACTGCAGGCGGCGAAAGAGGAATCAAAAAAACCCGCAAAAGGCGGGTCCGCATCTTAGATAACTGCGTTATTCGGCGAACACAGAAATGGTCGTGCTGCCACCGTCACGGACGAATGCCTGACATTCAAGAGCGAGATCGTCTTCCTCGATCGTTGCAATTTCCCCATCGTCCTTGAGAGCCCTACTACGGCATTGCTTCGATGCTTTGACGATACCAGCGGCAGACCGAGAGGAAACCAGACTGCCAGCCCGACCGACCAGGTCGTAATACTGCGAATCAGGTTCGGGACCATCCCAAGTGATCGCAAGGTTAGGTTTTCCGACACCACAGCTAACTGACAGGGTAATGTTCGGGCCGTCCCGATATTCAGTAGTGCGATTGCCTTCGGTTTGCCTGACTTGGGTCAGGTGACGTTCTTGCTTGAGCGCCACCAGGATACTGTCACAGGTAGCCGCGGATGCAGATGCAGAGAAAGTCAGCACCGCCAGACAGACGCCCGCATTTAAAAAAAGACTCACTTTCATAACCGTCCTTAGCTTTATCGCCGACTGCTGCAACTGGTGCCCCGAGCGTCCCCTCTGACTGATCCGAACTTAATGGATGCAGACTATGCCGGCCGTTTAGTGTCAGCAAGAGATTCAGTCAATTCCTTGAGGCGCTGCTCGACATCCATTAAACGTTTCTTTTCCTCAGCAGCGCTTTGTATCTCTCTTTTTCCGGCCTCTCCAAGCGAACGAAACAGCTCGAGAATGGCCTCCTCCTGCATGGTCGTGGTTTGAACGCCAGATGCCTCACCACCTTGGCCCGGGAACATTGACCCCTCCCCAGTAAGCAGCCAGTCAAGACTTATACCCAAATGAGTGCGAAACGCTGTCATAGCTTTTGCATTGGGCTCGCGCTCGTCCAAAAGATAGTTTTGGAGCGTCCTGTAAGGGATGCCTACGACCTGAGAAGCCTCCTTTATGGAGAGGCCTTTCTCGTCGAGAACATTGCGCAGGCGCTTAGCTATACTCATTTTTTCATATAATCCGTTTGACATACCCATTTAGGTGCATATACTGCGAACAAACAGGTACATCTTAACCAACTAGGAACACTCCAACCATGAGCGAAGCCATGGAAAAGCGCCAGATCCAGGCACGACTGATCGAACGAGGCAGCAACTTCCGCCAGTTCGCCCTCAGCCATGGCTACGAGGTGCGAACGGTTACGCAAGCAGTTCAACGCTGGGCGGGCCACAAAACGTTGCCTCGTGGACGACTGACCTTTCAGATTCTGCGGGACCTGTCCCAAGTGATCGGCAAAGAGGTTTTACCCGGAATCCTCGCTGATAACGACGAACAACCGTCCGTACCGGCGCTGTAAATGCACAGTAGAGGCGATGACTCCAAGGAGAAACCAGAAGATGAAACGCCCGGTTCTAGTAACCAAACGACAGGTGATGAGCGCGGTGGTCTGCGATTACCCGGGTGGTCGTGAATGTGCAGCCGCACGTCTCGGCTACGAACTCAAGAAGTTCGACAACCACGTTTACGAGAACGCCGGCAGCCGGCCACTCAGCGATGAACAGATACACCTGCTGGAACAGGACTCCCGCACTACTCATCTGCCCGAGTACATCGCCAGCCTCTACGGCGGCATGTTTGTGCCCCTAGCCAAGCCCGAAACTCTGGACAACATCGACCTTTACAGCCGCTCCGTGAATGCCGCCGCCAAGCGCGGCTATGTCGACCAGATCATCGCCAAGGCCCTGGACGACGGCGTTATCGAGCCTGGGGAGGCTGAGGCCATCCTAGCCGCACATCAGCGCTATATGTCGGCACGACATGCCGAGGTGCTGGCCACGATTCAACTACACAGCAAGGCAGGTGCACGTTGAAGACCGTAAGGCATCAGCCCTTTCCCAGCTGGGATTTGATTTCCTTCAAAGCGGTAGACACATCGTCGACAGCGAAACGTATGTCTTGGCCCTTAATGGCCCGTCCGGGTTCGGAGCCAGTCAAAGTGGTGTGTGTTGCCTCTCGGAAGCCTTTCATGACTTTCAACAGAGCCTCACACCGCTCGTTCAATCGACGCTCCAGCTCTTCAACTGTCCTGTTTGGATGAATTGCCATGAACTATCTCCTTGAAAATGAACGTGAAAGTCTGCTCCAGCTTCTGGCAAAAGCCCAGCAGCGGCTAGACACCCTAAAGGAAACCGTAAAGACGGCCAATGGAGGCCTTGCGGGTATGGATATCCGTATCGCAATTGGCGACGCAATCACACCGTTGAATATCGCCTTCGAAATTGCCGAGCCCATCTGAGCATGAGCACCTACAAGCTTGTCTGCCCGCACTGTCTCAGCCGCATGCGCATTCGCACCAGCGAGGGCACCCACATTTTCTTGCGGGTGGCCTACCTGCAGTGCACCAACGAGGCCTGTGGTTGGTCAGTACGCGCTGAATTCGAGATGACCCACGAGATGAGCCCCAGCGGCATGGCTAACCCATCCGTGCGCCTTCCGGTCGCCGACATCGCCTTACGCCGTGCGGCAATGAAGACCGCCAACGATCAACCCGATCTGCTCGACCAAATGGAAATGGAGTGTGCGCCATGAATCACGAACACCTGCCCCATGACTACCGCAGCAGCATGCAACGTGCCGCGTTTGCCTATCTGCAACGACATGAAGCGCAGTACCTGGTGGATTCCGACAGGCTCTACGACAACTGCGTCCGACACCTAACGACCGCCCTGGAAGTGCCGGTATTCATGGCAGAACAGCTGGTGCACAACGCCTGGACCGAGCTGCAGGTGATCCAGCAGCGTAAATGGATTGGTATCGATTGGGGCTCCAGTCCTGGCTGCAAGGTCGTGCATCTGATCGATACCCGGGCCGATCTGCGCTACCCAGTCCCGGCAAGGCTTCTGCCACAGACTCTGCTCACCCAGCGCGACTCTGCTCTCAAGCCGCACCCTCGATAACACCCTTTTAAAACACCCCGCCCTGCCCCGCTTCCTGTGGGTTTGGGTGAGCTTTGCCCGAAATCTGAGGTGGACCATGGAAATCGACATCGCCATCACCGCAAAACTGCCCCGCGACCAGGCGGAAGCCCTGCTTCAAGCGCTCCGGGCTGACTACAGCGCCCAGTTCAACGAGCACTGGTATGACGACCGCTTTCGCATGATCCCCGAGGGTTTACGGCATGGCTCGCTACTCGCGGCTTTTCCAGTAATGGCCGCGCAAAAAACGCCTGATTGGCGCCCTTAAACACTGCCTCGGCGAAGAGAAGTAACCCCAATGAACCTGGAAAGTCATTTCCCGACCATGGAGCCGTTGCTGTGAACCGCAAGCCCATGGAACACCAGATCCGTCTTGACGTGATTCAGCGCCTGGAGGCCGACTTCGGCCTCCAGCATATGGCTGGCACGAAGTACATGCGCAAGGGCACCTGCCCTCAGTGCAATCAGCGACGCCTGTTCTCCCGCCACGACGAGCCCTGGTTCATCCGCTGTGGCCGGGAGCAAAACTGCAAGTACATGGCGCCCACTAAGGAGCTGTACCCCGATCTGTTCGACAACTGGAGCAAGCGCGCCCCAGCTACCGATGACAACCCTACGGCCAGCGCCAAAGCCTATCTCACCTTCTCCCGCGGCTTCCGGCTGGAACTCATCACAGGTTGGTTCACCCAAGACAACTACTTCGACGGGGAGCTGAACATCGGCTCCGCGACGGTGCGCTTCCCCCTGGAACACGGCGGCTACTGGGAGCGGCTGATTGATCAACCCTCGCGTTTTGGCAAGAAGAAAGCACGCTTTCAGCCTGGACAAAGCTACAAGGGCTACTGGTGGTGCCCGCCTTGCCTGGATCTGCTGCAGGTCAACGAACTGTGGATTGTCGAGGGAATCTTCGACGCCATTGCACTGATTCATAACGGCATATCAGCAGTGTCGGCGCTGTCCTCCAATGCCTTTCCTGAAGAGTCGCTGAAGGCATTGATCGCCGCCCGAGCAGGCAAGCCGCCCAAGCTCATCTGGGCACTGGACAACGAGCCAGGTGCACATAAGTACACCAGGACCTGGGTCAAGCGTGCTCGCGAGCTGGGATTCATTTGCGAGGCGGCGCAGATCCCGCAACCCGACGCTCGCAAGGTCGACTGGAACGATCTGCACCAGCGCTGGGCCTTCATGGAGGACGAGGTTGAACGGACTCACCGGATCGACAAGGACCTCACCGAAGCACGCCACCATGGCGCCCTGCTGATCGCTGAAAGCGCCACCGACAAGGCGTTGCTCATGTACCAGTGGCGCGAGCGGGAGGAGTTTCATTTCTGCTTCGATTCCCGCCTGTACTGGTGGAAGTTGGACCTTGCCAAGTTCAACAGCGCCAAGCAGGCCCTGGAGAAAAGCGACGACCAGGACGCCCAAGTCCTTAACGAGCGGCAACTGCGAGAGAAAGCGTTGAACGTTGCCGGCTGCGTCGTCGAAATCGCCAACTGCTACCCCAAGGCTCTGTATTTCCAGCGCAACGAAATTACGGACGAGTCCTGGTACTTCTTCCGGGTCGACTTCCCTCACGACGGCGGCTCAGTGAAGAACACTTTCACCGGTGGCCAGGTCGCCGCTGCCAGCGAGTTCAAGAAGCGCCTGCTTGGCATGGCCGCAGGGGCCGTATTCACCGGCAGCGGCCAGCAGTTGGACAAGATCATGAAGGAGCAGCTTTACGCTATCAAAACCGTGCAGACCATCGATTACGTGGGCTACAGCAAGGAATACGGCTGCTACGTCTTCAACGATATAGCCGTTCGCGAGGGCCAGCTCATCAGCATCAACGAGGAGGAGTTCTTCGAGATGGGCAAGCTCAAGCTGAAGTCGCTGCAGAAGGGCGTGAAGATCGGCCTGACCAAAGATGACAAGCACTACGATCCGCGCTGGCTGGGCCTACTCTGGCAGTGCTTCGGCACCCAGGGCATCGTGGCTCTGGCTTTCTGGTTTGGCTCGCTGTTCGCCGAGCAGATCCGCAGCCGCTACCAGTCCTTTCCGTTCCTGGAAGCTACGGGTGAAGCCGGCGCCGGCAAGACCACCTTGCTCACCCTGCTGTGGAAGTTGCTGGGCCGTGAGGGCTATGAAGGCTTCGACCCGTCCAAATCCACCAAGGCCGGCCGTAGCCGTCTGATGGGCCAGGTTTCGGGCATGCCTATCGTTCTGCTGGAGTCAGACCGCAGCGGTGACGACAAGGCACACGCCAAAACCTTTGAATGGGACGAGCTCAAGGACTACTACGGCGGCGGCACCCTGGCGACCAAAGGCGTAAAGACAGCCGGCAACGAGACCTACGAGCCCCCATTCCGCGGCACCATCGCAATCAGCCAGAACGCCCCCGTGGTGGCTTCTGAAGCGATCATGACCAGGATCGTCAAGCTGCACTTCGTCCGCCCCAACGTCACGCCAGAAAGCCGTGCAGCGGCCGACCTGCTGAACTCCCTGGAAGGCTCGACCCTGAGCAACTTTCTGCTCCAGGCCGTGCGCAAAGAGCAGGACATCATGGAGATGTTCGGCCAGCGCCTGCCAGGGTACGAGGCCAAGCTGCGAACTCTTCATTCCCACTGCTTCGCTTGCGGCACGCCGTTCCACGACGAGGGAAGCGCCTGTAAGCACTGTGGCAACAACCTGCGCGGCTATATACGGGTCGAGCGTATCAACAAAAACCACGCCCAGTTGCTCGCCCTCCTGGACTGCTTGCAGACCGTTGTGAAACTCAGCGATCAGCAAATCAGTGGTACCCGGGCCCTAGTCATCAGTATGGCCATCGAGCGCCAAGCCTCGATCAGTTCCGACCATCCGGTAGTAGCTGAATTCTGGGAAGTCTACGAGTACCTCGAAGGCCTGGATGCCGACGGGCCGGTGGTCAATCACAGCAAGAATGAAAACGTGATCGCCATCAACCTCAACGACTTCGTGAAGGTCGCGGCCGAGCACCGCCAAAAAATCGCAGACATCAGCGAACTGCGGGATCGCTTGAAAGACTCCCGGTCCCGGAAGCTGCTCCACCCAAACAAATCGACTGACAGCGCTGTTCGTGCTTACCAGGCCCGGACCAGCAACGCCGTCATTTCCAAGCAACCCATCATGAAGTGCTGGCACTTCCAAGCCTGATCTACCCAACCCGCCAGGCGCTGCAACGCTTCGGCACCCCAAAGGAGAAGCACCATACAAGACGACAACGAACCGACCTTGAGTGACAACGCGATCACGTTGACCTGCAGCGCCGCGGCGCTGGCGGTCCTGATCGTCCTGGGCAACCTCGCGCCGGACTTACTACTGGCCATCGTCCGCTAAGCCAACCGCCCAGGTGCTGCAACGCCTGGGCAACCCCAAAGGAGAAGCACCATGCATATCAAGGTCATCAAAGGCGCCAGGGCGACGGGAAAGACCCGCCAACTAAGGCAGATCGAGGAGCAGCGAAACGCGCAGGGAAAGCCCACCAGCATCATCCACGCGGATGCATACGCCCAGGCGGGCCTGCTTTCGATCATGGAAGTCAGGATTGAGCGCGGAGAACGCACATTGCTCGTGGATGACTGCACCCGCCAGCAAATCGACGAAGTATTGAAGTGGCAGACAGCTCACGACGAAAACGATGGTTTGAAGGACCTGGAGATTTTCCTGGTTCGCATCGCCGGCTGAATTGTTCCGAAAGAGTGGTGCCGAGGGACTGCAATCCCTCGACACCGACCACCCCAAAGGAGAAGCACCATGCAAGTGAATCAACCCCAAGGCGGCACAGCAGAGGCTACCACAACACCACTCGCTGTCGGCGACAAGGTCAGCTACGTCGCAATCAGCGGCGGCGGTCGCAGCTACCGTTTCAGCGCGCGCAAAGGCGTCATCGTAGAGATCAACGGCAATGTTGCGACCTTGCGCACAGCCAACGGCCGTTGCATCACCCAACCTCTCGACAAGCTGACACCAGACGGTCAACCGAACGCGCTCACCCGCATGTTGTGCGGAGAGCGCTGAACATGGCCGAACGCTCCCGCCCGGCGATGGCCAGCCATCGCCTGGACCTGCCGAGCCGCTGTGACATCTGCGGCAAGGCCAGATCCACCCGCACCCACCAACGCTGCAGCAAGACCCGCCAACAACGCAAAACAGCAGAGTGGGCAGCATTCATGGCCGAACAGGCCGCAGCCAAGCAGAACAAGCCTCGGCGTTTCGCGCGCTGAACTGAGAAACGGGCGTTCAACGGGGAGCTGCAACTCCCCATCGCCCCAAAGGAGAAGCACCATGCAAATATCAGAAGAACTTATTGGCTACGCCATGAGTGTTACGCAGCAGGAGGCTCTATGAACGTCTTCCTCTTGCTGTACCTGTGCACCAATGTCGATCGCACTGACTGTCAGGTGATCCCGCTCCAGCGCTGGGTGGGACCTGACGCATATCAGCAGTGCGTCAACACGGTGCCTGGTCTCACCGAAGCCTTGACCGCCCCCAACCGCGAACTGCACGAGTTCGATTGCGAGATCCAGGCTGCCTCCGCTCAACCTGGAGAGCAAACGGCCCAACCAGGGTTCATTCATCAATCGTTTTGGATGTGAAGCCGCCAGGGAGTTAGCCATGAACACAGCCTTTATTCTGATGGCCCAATACGACGGCCAGGCGATTATCTCGCTGGAACTGGTGTGCCGGGATTACTTCACGCACCTAACGCCGGAAGTATTCCAGCGCAAGGTGATGAGTGGTCAGATCAAACTGCCCATTACCCGCATGGAACCGAGCCAGAAGTCGGCCAAGGGCATCCACCTCACCGACCTGGCCGCCTACTTAGATCTACAGCGCGCGGCCGCGGTTAAAGAGCACAACCAGCTCAACGGGTTAAAACCCGCCTACTGAGCCACTTCATTGACGCGGCGCCCAGTTGTACGGGCGCCCTCAACATCTTCTCGTGCCATTCCCATCCCACGTAACGATCACCCTTCCCGCGCAGGTGGGTATAGCGCCTCATCGAGTTCCAATCCCTATGCCCTGAAACGCTCGCCACACGCGGGATATCCCAGTCCATTTCGAACAGACGACTGATGCCTTCGTGGCGAAGGTCATGGAAGTGCAGATCGGCGATGTTCAAGAACTTGCAGGCTTTCGTCCAGGAAGTGGAGATAGATTCAGGGCTATAGGGGAATATGTCGTCGCCCGCCTTTGGCATCGTCTGGAGAATCTGCCAAGCCTCGTCCGGCAGGTAACACCAGACATCGTTGCCGATCTTCTGCCCGGGGTTCTTCATGTCGCGCACCAGCACTCGCTGACCATGCTCGTCGACGTCGGCCCAGCGAATACGGGTTATTTCATCCAGCCGGCGCGTAGAGAACAGCGCAAAGCCCACGACTTTCAGCATATTGATGACAGTTGGGCGCCTCGCCTGCATGTCTTGGTAGTGCGTCAGCACCCTTCCCAACTCGTCCAAAGTCGGCCGGCGGTCGCGCTCACGGCTTTTCAGGTTGTAGCCCAGCTTGCGTAGTACGCGCCGGGCGCCGCCCATGGCGAGCGGATCCACTTGATACCCCCACGCATCCTTGGCAATCGCCAGAACAGCGCCGAGGTGCGCCAGGTCATTGCCGGCAGTTTGAGGCTGAACCCCACCACCCTCCTTGCTCATCCGCCACAGTGCGAAATCGACCAAGCACTGGGTATTGATATCCGTGTCGGTCAGCGCGCCGAGGTACGTCTCGCCGATGGCATTGAGTGTGGCGCGCTTGGTCTTGCCCAACGGCCGGGCTTTCTCGACCTCTACCAGGTAGCGTTCGGTCATCTCTTTGAGCGTGGCGCCCTTGCGGCTTGCCCGCTCGATCGCGCCAGGTTCATCGAGCTCCGACTCGCGCTTACGCGCCCAGGCCTGGGCGGCCTGTTTTCGGGCGAAGGTCTGGCTCTCTTGGTAAACTTGCACTCCGTCGCGCTTGATGCGGATCTGAGCCGTGTAGCTCACGCTCCCATCCGCCAGTTTTCTTGCCCTGATAGTCGCCATATCGAAAGTGGTACGCGTCAGTTTTTTGGTGGTACATCGTACCACCGAGCCTTTAAAAACGCCTGAAAACGCCCTAAAACACGCCTTAAACACGTAGAGCAA